AAGTATATATAATTAATTTAATATTGTTTACAGGCTACCTTTTTACAGTACCCTTTTTTATAGCTGAACATATTTTAGCAGCAGATTCTTTTCCGTACCTTTTTTTCATATCAGCGATACATTGCTTCCAGGGATATTTAGCTAACGCCCTTTTCGTAATGTATTCTTTCATTAGCTCAAATTGGTCTTTCTCATCTTGAGCTATAATCATTCTAATTCTATCTAACAAATCCTCATCACTTAATCTATCTTCTTTTGTGTATTTCTTTTTTCTTTTATATTTTCTTTTTTTCATTTCAGTAGCGTCTGAATGCTTTTCACAAGCCATATATCTAATTACACCATTTTCTTCGTGTTCGTGGTAACCCTCGCAATTCTTAAATAGCTTAGCATACGCCTCAGCTTCTTCTTTAGTAGCAAATAAAGGCTCACCATCTAAAGCTCCTACAACAGCTATTTTACTTTCTATGTCTTTATATACTTTCTTTTTTGAAGCCTCTATTAATTTGTCAGTAAAATACCCCTCTATACTAAATCCTCTTACTTCTTTGTTTTTTACTTTATCCCAAACCTCATCATTATTTACTTTCATTTTTAC